AAGGATTACGATAGAGATTACGAAAGTATTGATGATATTAGAGATGATACTACACTAATCCCTATTCATTCAGAAAGCTTTATTATACAACAATTTTAAAATGACAAAACAACAAAATAAAAAAGAAGCAGTAGAAACTTGTTAGGAATGGAAAATGAGGAGCAGCTATGATTATAATGTTTGTAAAAATACTATCAGCGTTCTTATTTCTTTTATTAGTTCTCTACTTAAAGTTTGAAAAACTTAGACAACCTTTTTTTTGGATAATTCTTTTAACCTTACTTGGATTTAAAGAATATTGATACAATGGTAGCAAAACCTGAGACTAGATTTTGGAAGAAATTAAAAGATTGCACGCCACGAGTACATTGGACTCGTGTGGAATCATTTAGTAGTCCAGGAGTTCCTGACCTACATGGCGTTTTTACAGATGATAAAGGAAGATCTCACAGTTTTTGGGTTGAATTAAAATGTACAAAGCTGAAAAAAATACACCTAACGCCCAAGCAAATATCGTGGAATTACAGCTATAATAAAGCAGGTGGAAACAATTTTATCATGGCAGAGGCCCTTCCTTATAGAGCCCTCTGCGTATATTCTGGATCCGTTGTCCGTGAGCTGTCGGTACAAGGCCTGGACCTTTCTCCATTGTCAATTATAAAAAGCCCTTGGACAGAGGATAGTATACTAAGAATCATAGCTGCCGGATCCAGGTAGCTCGGGCGTTCTCCATCGCCCGTGAAACAAACCATTAACAAGCAACATATATATAAAAGCTGCGTCCTGCGCTTGTCCCTGGTACGGGATTCGTTCTCCATCGCCCGAGAAACAAACCCTTACTAGGTAGTATTATATATATAAGCCACCAGCCCAGGATGCAGCTACGGGAGAAAAAGAGTTTGACAAGTTTCCAATTATCCTATAATAATAGGATATGAATACAGAATGTAATAGCACGACTGCACTCGTCTTTATTGATGATGGAACTTACTTAATTAACCCTCTAGGTGTGGCGTTAAGGTTGATCTGTATTCATGTTAAGAGATGAGAGAGTGTGTAGGGTTGTACCTTGTAAATTCGCTCCAAAGGTTTTTGAAGTAGGTTAAAAAGCTATTAGCTGTATCAAATTAAAAGCCCTTCATCTCCATCGCCAACGAAACAAACCATTACTAGATAACCTATATATATTTAAGGGGGCTCAGCGTTCCAGGAGTTTCTTGACAGCTTTGTTATTATCCTATATTAATAGGATAAGGGAGAAACAATGAAAGAGTATATAATAGAAATAGAAAACGAAAATGTCGTAAACGAGGACACTTTAAACGATATTACAGAAGCATTAAATACTTTAGGCATTAGGCTCTATGTATATGAAAAAGAATAGGATATAGATCCACAGGGTTTTGTGCGTTTACCCTCATCTGAAATGCACACATATCTCCATCGCCAACGAAACAAACCATTACTAGATAACCTATATATATAAAAGCCGCTGGCAGCTGACAGCTCAGCTCTGGACTCTGCTTATAGGTGTGTTCTCCATTGGCTCGATTTATCACGGATCTAGGGTAATAACATATATATATAAGCGCAGGAGCCCAGGGAGCTACGGGATAAAAAAGAGTTTGACAGCTAAAGCAATGTCCTATATTAATAGGATAACAAACAAAGAATAAAGAAAGGACTATCTATGTCTAGATTATACGGAACGATTCAAGAATCCGCACGAAAGACAACACCAACAGCAAGAGGCCACAGAACAATCGGAGTAACTGCAGCTAGTTGGAAAGGCTCAATTAAAACTAGGATCTATGTTGTTGAGGGGGTTGAACATTTTACAGTTGTTCAAGAGCCTTGGCACGGACACGGAGTCTATAAGACCTTGGCCACGGGTATTGTTGGCGAAGAGTGAAAACTCTTTTAATCTTGGCTTTGCTCGTTTGGGCAAAGCCTCATATCTTTTTAATACTTCATATCCTTTTTTAATTTAATTCTCCATCGCTGATCAAACAAACCAACGATTAGGTAACATATATATAGTTGTTCCCACCCAGAAGGAGTTGTGAACTTAGAGTTCTTATAAGATCTATGGGAATAGTAATATCGATTGGATCTCCATCGCTGATCAAACAAACCAACGATTAGGTAACATATATATATAAGTGCATGGGGGCTCAACGCTGAGGTGTGGAAAAGCCAATTTCTTATATAAAAGATTTCTTATATAAAAGATTGTTTTGTTATTGACATAATGCTTCTCGTCCTATTTAATTGGGACATTAACAGAATGGAGAAAAACTATGCCTAATGACATAACCTTAGCAGATGTTCAACAACTCGTAAGAAGAGAATTGGACAACGCAAGACAAGAGGTAGCAAGAACGCAACCTCTTATTAACAATGTAGATAATAACACGCAAGAGATCGATTGGAAGGCAGTCGCACAATTCATGGAGATAGAAATCTTTGAATTTGTTGTTAAGTCTGACAACCCTCGTGTAAGAGAATTTGGGAGACAACTTGCTAGTAAACTAGCAGATAGGTTTAACTTTAATAGACCCTAATCCCTAAACAGTTGGCACTCTCCGTGTCTTGTTGCCCTCGATCCTAACGGATCGAGGGTTTTTTTATGCCCTATGCAGCTGTCCTGCTGCGCCAGGTAAAACCATCTCAAAGCTTTCCTTTATTGCCAAACCATACTAGATATGGTATCTAGATTAGGGGTGACCCCCTAAATACAGCTTAGGTACTTAGACAGGCAGGCTTCACATAAGTTTGAGACAGTCAGCCAAGGGGTTAGAAAATATGGAAGCTATAGAAACTTTAACAACAGAAGAAGCAAAAATACTTGCAAAAAAATTAAAATTAAAACAACTAGAATTTTCTGTTCAAGAACAAGCTCAAAAAAAATTTTTACCGTTTGTGAGAAATGTTTGGCCTGATTTCAAAGAAGGTTCACACCACAAAATTATTGCAAAAAAATTTGAAGCTATTGCATCTGGCAAACTTAAAAGACTTATTGTTAATATGCCACCTCGACATACAAAATCTGAATTTGCATCTTTCTTGTTTCCTGCCTGGTTCGTGGGCCAAAACCCAAAAGCAAAGATCATGCAAACAACTCACACAGGTGAACTTGCAATTCGTTTCGGTCGTAAAGTCAGAAACCTTATGGACACCCAAGAATATAAAAAAATTTTTAAAACTGAATTACAACCTGATAGCATGGCGGCAGGACGATGGGAAACGGCTCAAGGTGGAGAATACTTCGCTGCTGGTACAGGTGGTGCAGTAACAGGTAGAGGTGCTGATTTATTAATTATTGATGACCCTCATTCCGAGCAAGACGCTATGAGTGAGACAGCATTAGATAATGCCTATGAGTGGTATACCTCTGGTCCTCGTCAGCGTTTACAACCTGGTGGAGCAATTGTTATTGTTATGACCCGTTGGTCCGTGAAAGACTTGACAGGTAAGTTAATGAAGAAGCAAGGTGAACCCAAAGCAGATCAATGGGAAGTAGTGGAGTTCCCTGCTATTCTACCAAGCAACAAACCTGTATGGCCAGGGTTCTGGAACATTGATGAATTAGAATCTGTTAAAGCTTCCTTGTCTGCAGCTAAGTGGAATGCACAGTGGCAACAATCTCCTGTGTCACAAGAAGGTTCAATTATTAAACGAGAGTGGTGGCAAGAGTGGAAAGAAGAGGGGATCCCGGACCTCCATCATATTATACAAAGTTACGATACAGCGTTTAGTAAAAAAGAAACAGCCGACTATAGTGCAATAACAACATGGGGAGTTTTCTATCCTTTTGCAAATAATGTACCTCATCTTATTTTAATAGATGCTAAAAGAGGTAGATGGGATTTTCCAGAACTAAAAAAAATTGCACTCAAAGAATATAAATATTGGGAACCTGAAACAATTATTATCGAAGCAAAAGCATCGGGTACACCTCTTACACAAGAACTAAGACAACTTGGTATTCCTGTTGTCAATTATACTCCTAGCAAAGGACAAGATAAACATGTCAGAGTAAATTCTGTTGCACCATTGTTCGAAAGTGGTATGATATGGGCACCTGAAACAAGGTGGTCTGACGATGTTATTGAGGAGTGCGCTGCATTCCCATATGGCGATCACGATGACTTGGTGGACAGCATGACACAAGCGGTAATGCGCTTTAGACAAGGAAACTTTATTAGACTAGGTACTGACTATGTGGATGAGCCGACACCAAAAAAACAAATGGAGTATTATTAATGGCCGTTAATAAAAATAGTGGACTAGCTAACTTCCAAATAGGAGGGTTAAGTAGATCTGACATTTATAATAAAGAGTCTTCACAGGGTAGTGGAATAGCCAAAAAAATTAATGATCCGTTTGAAAAAAGATTAAAAAGTAAAGCAGGTGCCCTATCTGATATCTATGAAGTTTTAACTCCTAGTAAAGAAAGATTAAAACAAAACGAAATTAATGATTTCGAAAGATCTATGGTTATATCTCAAGCACTAAAAGGTACAGAGTTTGAAGGTAAGTATACAGGAAAAGGAGATCTACCTTCTGCTGTTATGAATAATTCTGTTGTTGCTCAAAGGCTCAAGGATCTTGGATTTGAGCAAAAAGGGTTTGTAGAATCCATGTCTCGAGTAGGAGAAACATTTTATGGTAATCAACAAAAGGCATTTGAAAGATATTCTAAAGGAGAAGAGTTACAACCAGGAGATGGACTAGCTATGTTACTAGCTCCACTTGATGCATTAGATTTTATTGTACCTGGACTTTTTGGAAAACTTAGTAAGGTGGGTATAACCAAAGGAGTTACTAAAGTTGGAGATGTATTAGGTAATCCTAAATACAATAAAATAGCAGAAATTAAAAACCTTAAAAAAATTATTAATAGTGCACCTGGTATGCCTTCATTACAAGCAGTGAAAAAAGCAGAGGGAGGAGATATTAATAAATATGCAGAAGGGGATGTAGTTATGTCAGAAGAGAGCCAAGAGCCGAGAACCCCGGACAACGAATCAATGTTATCTAAGATAGGTAATTTCTTTATACCTCAAGCAGAAGCAGGTGTTATAGATAAAGTTCCTAGATTTTTTTTTAATTGGTCACTTGTTGGAGATGCACCTAAGACAGTACAAAATATTAATAAAGCCACACAAAAACAATTATCAGGACCTCCTACTATGAAACCTAAGGAAATGGAAAAACGATATAATATTTATGGACCTGAAGGCAATAAAGTATTTCAAGCTAAAAGTTATGATGAAGCTAATGTTAAAGCTTTACAACTAGGCAACATGGAAGATGCAAGATTTAGAATAGAAGAAATTGAAGTTCCTATAAAAGTAAAAAAGAAAAAGGAGTCAACAGAAATAATTCCAACATTCACTGCAGATTCCGTTGTTCAAGGAAACCAAATGTTTTATTCCAATTTAGATAATACTATGAACCCTATTACAAATAATCTTATATACAAAGGTCAAAACTATTCCGTAGACAGTATAGCGTGGCCTGCAAGACAATGGCATGATTTTTTTAGAAGTCAGGGTATAAGAGAATCTGAACTGCAAGATTCTTATGTAAGAACATACCTTAATAAAAGAGGAGGATTTAACAATGAAACAGGACAGTTTACAAAGGAAACTCCAATTAGCTATGAAGAAATAGCAGAACTTTCTAATTCATCTCCTTCAAGATCTATACAATCAGCACAGTATAGTGATGATGCAGGTAATTTAAAATATGGTAACTCAGGAAGACAGGCAGGATATATAAATGGATCTAGAAAAGAAAATGTATTGTGGATGGATTCAACAGACATTAGAGGAGATATAGGAATTTTACCAGATGAAATAGCAGGTTACGAAGCACATTCTGCCATGAGACAAATATCAGATGATATTAATTTTGCTGACAAAAAACTTAGAGGAGATCCCTATGTTATAGGATGGTCTTTAAATGATGATCGTATAGGTAAAAATGCTTTAGGTAAAAAAATAGTTGTCAACCATGCTAGCGAAATGCAATCAGATTTCTTACAAAAAGCCGCTAGTAAAAAATCAGAATTAAAAGCTAACATCAGAGCACTTGGGTCAGCATCATTTGGAACTGAAGCTGCACAAGTAAAAAAATTAGAAAAACAATTAGAAAATCTATTTAGACCTATGCCCGCTATTTTTGCTGAAGTAAAAAAAGATTTAAATCTTATGGCAAAAGCAGACCTTACATTAGAAAATGTATCGCAAATGGATCTTGATTTAGTAACAGAATCAGTATTTAGAGAAATGGATAATGCTGCATCTATAAGAGACACTGCTTTAAAAAATATTAATCAAAGGATTAATGATATTGATGTAAAAAAGTTATTTCCAAATATACCTTTTAAGAATCAAAAAGATTGGGTAGATGCTCTTATTAAAAAAGATGTTTACGAAGCAGCTAAAAAAAGATTTTATTTTGATGAATCTGGACAAATAAAAATTAATAAAAAAGCACCTAGTCATTATTCAGTGGCTCCCGTTGAACAAATCAGAGCAGCTAGGACTAGTCGTGGAATGAGACTAGCTCCTGATAATCCACAAAGAGATGGTTCGGCAGTAGCATATGATTTACAATATGGAGGCCCTAATTCAGTAGATCACCTAGGAAATAAATTTACTAGCAATACAGAAGAGAGCCTTAGAAGATTAGCTAAGACTAAAAATTCACAACTAGAGATAGGTCAAATAGAATACTCGGACGGACCCTCAGATGCTTTTATGATAGAATTAACACCTGATATGTTGACACCTTATGCTCAATATTATAAAGATGGAGGTCTAGTAGAAAAAAGATCGACATATAATCCTTTATTATCTGTTTCTGATATTATAGGATCAATAGGAGTTTATTAATGGCAGAAAAAGCAATACAAAATTTTAAAGAAGATCTTGAAATAGAAGAAGTAGGGCAAACTATAGATTTACCTAAACCACAAGATACTACCAAAGAAGTTGAAATAATTGAAGAAGAAGATGGTGGAGCAACACTTGATTTTGCACCTAATTCTCCTGAAATAGACGAAGGTGATTTTAATGTCAATATAGCTGAACTTCTAGATGATGATATGTTATATAAAATATCATCTGATTTAAAAAACAATTTTGAAGATGATAAAAGTTCTCGATCCGATTGGGAAAAAACATACAAAGATGGATTAGATTTATTAGGATTTAAATATGAGGAAAGATCAAGACCTTTTGCGGGAGCAACAGGAGTAACACACCCTCTATTATCAGAAGCTGTTACACAATTCCAAGCACAAGCTTATAAAGAACTACTTCCTGCAGGTGGACCTGTAAGAACACAGGTTATGGGAGATCCTACACCAGAAGTAGAACAACAAGCTCAACGTGTTAAAGAATTTATGAACTATCAGATAACTAATGTTATGCAGGAGTTTGATCCTGAATTAGATCAATTACTATTCCATCTACCACTTGCAGGATCTGCCTTTAAAAAAGTATACTATGACGGCACTTTGGAACGTGCTGTGTCTAAATTTATTCCTGCAGAAGATTTAGTAGTACCATATTTAATTTCTGATTTGGAAACATGTATGCGTATTACTCACGTTGTAAAGATGAAAAAGAATGATTTAAGAAAAAATCAAGTCTCTGGATTTTATCGTGACATAGATATTATGCCTTCAGCAGGAGAGCCTTCTGATCTTAAAGAAAAAGAAGATTCTATTGTTGGTATTGAGCAAGCTTCTTTTAGTGAAGAAGAATATAATTTATTAGAAATGCATGTTGACCTAGATATCCCTGGTTTTGAAGATAAAAATGCAGAAGGATCACCAACAGGTATTATGTTACCTTACATTGTAACTATTGATGAAGATTCAGGTGAAGTTTTATCCATTTATAAAAACTGGAATCAAGGAGATGGTCTTCGCAAAAAGAAACAATATTTTACTCACTTTAAATTTTTACCGGGATTAGGATTCTATGGCTTTGGTCTTATTCACATGCTTGGTGGTTTATCAAGAACTGCTACTGCAGCTTTACGTCAACTTATAGATGCAGGAACTTTATCTAATTTACCTGCAGGTTTTAAAGCTAGAGGATTAAGAATTAAAGATGATGATGAAGCATTGCAACCAGGTGAATGGAGAGATGTAGATGCACCAGGAGGTAACTTACGTGAATCATTAATGCCTCTACCTTATAAAGAACCAAGTGGTACTTTATTTCAATTATTAGGTTTTGTTACAGAAGCAGGTAGAAGATTTGCAGGTGTAACTGATATGATGTCAGGTGAAGGTGGTAGTCAACAGCAACCTGTAGGAACAACAATGGCAATATTGGAGCGTGGCATGAAAGTAATGTCAGCTATCCATAAAAGATTACACTACGCACAAAAAATAGAATTTAATTTACTAGCTAAAGTATTTTCTGATTATCTTCCTGCAGAATATCCGTACATGGTAGCAGGTGGTAACAATGCAATAAAACAAACAGACTTTGATGATAGAGTCGATGTTATTCCTGTTTCTGATCCTAACATATTTTCAATGGCTCAAAGGGTTACATTAGCTCAAACACAATTACAACTTGCACAATCAAATCCACAGATGCATGATTTACGAGAAGCTTTTGTTAGAATGTATGCGGCTTTAGGAGTTCAAAATGTTGAAAAATTATTACCTAGGCCTCCAGAGCCACAAGCCTCAGACCCTGCTATGGAAAACTCAGGTTCTTTAAATGGACAAAAGCCTATGGCATTTCCTCAACAAGATCATTCCGCACACATAAGAGCACACAGAGCTTTTATGTCTTCTTTTTTAGTAAAACAAAATCCTGCTGTAATGAATTTACTACAATCACATATTGTTGAGCATGTAGGATTTATGGCTAGAAATATAGTACAAGAGGAACTAGCACCACAAATGGAACAAATAACGCAAGAAAATGGTGGTCAAATACCACCAGAAGTACAACAACAATTAGATTTAAATACTGAAAGTGCTGTTGCGGTTAAAATAGCAGAGATTATTGAGCAAATGGTAGCCGAAGAACAAGAAATGTTTGATGGTACACAAGAAGATCCACTTGTTAATTTAAAACAACAAGAAATTGACCTTAGAAAAAATGATTTAGAGCTAAAAGCAGAACAGACGGGTCAAAAACAAGCTTTAGATGAAGCTAGGTTATCACAAAAGGATTCAGTTGATAGAGAGAGAATGCAATCTCAAGAAGACATAGCTCAATTAAAAGCTAATGTAGCTCTTGACAAAGCTGAAGGTGATCGTGATATGGATAGAACTGAAAGATCACAAGATAGACTACTTAAAAAGGAACAACAAAGAGAAAATCTAGCTATTAAAAAATCGCAGATGAGCACAACACCGAGAGGACAGGCATAAAATGACAAAACCAGGACTATACGCAAACATTCACGCTAAAAAAAAGAGAATTGCTGCAGGAAGTAAAGAAAAAATGAGAAAACCAGGTACAAAAGGATCTCCAACAAAAGCTAATTTTGTAGCTGCAGCTAAAACAGCAAAAAAACCAAAGAAAAAAAATAAATCATGAAGGGTGTAAAGCATTTTACTAAAGATGGTAAAGAGTACAAAGGTAGTACACATAAAATGTCGGATGGCACACTTCATACCGGAAAAATTCACACTAAAAATAGTAAAAAGTTAGTGCACAAAAAAGACATTAAAAAGAAAGTTAATGTTAAAAAAACACAAAAATCCTAAAGGTGGTCTTTCAGCAGAGGGAAGAGCACATTTTAAGCGTACTGAAGGTGCTAACTTAAAACCTCCTGTTTCAAAAGGTAAGAACCCTCGCAGAATTTCTTTTGCAGCTCGTTTTGCAGGAATGAAGGGACCAATGAAGAAACCTGACGGATCTCCTACTCGTAAGGCACTTGCACTTAAAAAGTGGGGATTTGGTAGTGTAGAATCAGCCCGTAAGTTTGCTGCAAATAACAAAAAAAGTAGTTCAAAAGCATGAAAGATGACTATTTAAATAATCTTACTACAGAGATTATGAAAAAGGCTTATAAATTAGCTGTAGCTAATACAAAAAATCCAGAAGATACAATTTATATTGCAAATGCATTTCTCAATACAGCAAAAATGTTATATACTGAAGCATTAGGTGCACAACTCACAAAAGCACTCCTAACTCAAATTATAGAGTTAGGATTTGAGGACACACCAAGAACAATACATTAAGGAGCAGAGGATGAAAAAGATTAACAAAAAAACACAACCAGGTTTAGTGGCTTTGAAAAAAGAAGCACCGGGTGCTGTTGCTAATATGGGCTACATGAAAAAAGGTGGCCATGCTAAGAAGATGATGGGTGGCGGAATGATGGGATATAAAGATGGCGGAGATGTAAAAGTTGATGAAGTTATTAAAATGCCCGTTGAAATAGAAGTACCAGGAATGATGGGTGGCGGAATGGCTTACAAAGATGGCGGAGATGTCGAAGTTGTAAAACAAGGTCACAAAGGTTACAGTAAAGCAGTAAAGTATAGATAATTTTCAACACTAAGGAGGAAATAATATGAAACTACTTAAAGATGTTTGGGGATGGATAAAAGAATGGAACGATTGGGGTATGTCAGACTGGATTAAAGCTGGTGTGGTTGCTGTAGTCGTTGTAATAATTTTATCTAAAGTTGTTAGCTAAATGCTATCCCTTTTATTAAAACCATTGATGGGTGTTGCTAGCAACGCCCTGAGTGGATATATAGAAACTAAAAAAGCTAAGACAGAATTAAAACTTACAACTATAAAAGCAACTCAGAAGTTAAAAGAAGATCAGATTGCAGGTAAGGTCGCTTGGGAAGCCTCAGCAGTAGACCAGATGAAGGGATCGTGGAAAGATGAAGTAAGTTTAGTAGTACTACTTTTACCTGCCGTACTAGTATTTACTCCTTGGCAAGAACATATTCATCAAGGATTTATTGCCTTGCAGGATTTACCATCCTATTATCACAATTTATTATATATCGCTATAAGTGCGAGCTTTGGTATAAAGGGTGCACAAGGAGCTGCAAAACTATTTAAGAAAAAGTAAACAGAAAGGCTAGAATGGATCCTATAGATCTAGTAAAAGAAATAAGAAAAATAATAAGCGAAAAACGTATGGACATCAGTGATGTTATCTTGACAGGTGGAGTGGAAGACTATACTAATTATAGCAACCTAGTTGGTCAATTAAAATCACTAGATTACGTAGAACAAGAAGTGCGAGACTTCTTGCAAAAAAGGAGAATAGATGTCGATCAAGAATAATTTAAATGATATACCTGATAGGGTATTAAACTTTGATAAAGTATCGGATCAAATTCAACCAATTGATCCAAACAACCTTCCCGATAAACTAGCTGAAAGATTACCTCGACCTACAGGTTGGAGAATTGTAGTTTTACCTTACCAAGGTACAGATAAAACTAAAGGTGGTATTATCTTAGCGGATTCAACAAGAGAGATGCAACAAGTTACTACAGTATGTGGTTATGTATTAAGTGTTGGTCCTGACGCTTATAAAGATTTAAACAAATTCACGGAAGGTCCGTGGTGTAAAGAGAAAGACTGGGTTATCTTTGGTAGATATGCAGGTTCACGCCTTAAAATCGAAGGTGGAGAAATTCGTATTTTAAATGATGACGAAATTTTAGCAACAATCAGTAATCCTGAGGATATACTGCATTTATATTAACATGGAGGAACCATGCCTGAACAGCAATTAAACACTACAGAAGAAGCCGTAGTAAATGTTCCTACTGAAGGTGACAACGTTGAAATTGAGTTAAAAGAAGACTTAGTTAAACCTGACACACCTAATGTAGAAATAAAACAAGAAGCCCCTAGAGAAGAATTAGAAGAATATAGTGATAAAGTTAAAACTAGAATAGCTAAATTAACAGGTAAGCTTCGTGAAACAGAAAGAAGAGAACAAGCTTCTTTTGATTATGCTAAACGTGTAGCGGAAGAAAATAAAAAACTCAAAACTCAAAAAGCAAGCATAGATGATAGCTATATAGAAGAATATAAAGCTAGAACCGAAGCTGAAACAGTTAGAGTTAAAAGTGATTTGGCAAAAGCAATTCAAGAAGGGGATGTTGATGCACAAGTAAATGCACAGGATTCGCTGTCTAAGTTAGCTGTTGACAATCAAAGAGTTATTGCTACAACAGAAGCTAGAAAAGTTTCTCAAGAGGAGGAAGTACAACAGGAAACACCTGTTCAAACTCCTCCTAAACGAAAAGATCCTAAGGCAGAAGCCTGGGCCGAGAAAAACACTTGGTTTGGACAAGACGAAACAATGACTTACGCTAGTTTCGGTGTTCATAAAAAAGTAGTTGAAGATGGCTTTGATCCAAATTCAGATGATTATTATTCTGAGATTGATCATAGGATGAGAAGAGAGTTTCCCCATAAATTTGATGGGGCACAAAATACAGGAGCTACAAAACCCGTCCAATCTGTAGCATCTGCAGGTCGTTCAACAACGCAATCATCTGGACGCAAAACAGTTAGACTATCTCCGAGCCAAGTCCATATCGCCAAAAGACTTGGGGTACCTCTGGAGGAATACGCTAAATACGTGAAGGAGTAATAAGCATGGAAGATAATACAACCAAGAAGACCTCACGCACCGATAGTTCTCGTGATAAAACAAAGAGAAATCAACCCTGGCGCCCACCATCAAGCTTAGAAGCACCTGAAGCACCCGAAGGTTTCAGACATAGATGGATTAGAGCAGAAACTCTAGGTGTAGACGACAAAAAGAATATGGCTTCAAGACTCCGAGAGGGTTTTGAACTAGTTCGTGCTGACGAATACCCTGATTTTGCTTCTCCAACTATTGAAAACGGGTCACACGCAGGAGTTATAGGTGTAGGTGGACTATTGCTTGCTCGTATACCTATAGAAATTGTTGAAAGCAGATCTAAGTATTTCCGTGACATGACGGAAAATCAAGAACAATCTGTTGATAATAATCTTTATAAAGAGCAGCATCGAAGTATGCCGATTACTGTCGATAGACAGAGTCGTGTTACTTTTGGTGGTGGTAGAGGAGATAAAAAGTAATTTTTATTATGCCTCCTATCACTATAATTAATAATAACAATAAAAACCTAACTGGTTTTATAGGAGGACTTAACCATGGCAAATAAAGATGCCCCTTTTGGGTTCAGGCCTGCAAAGATGATTGGTGGAGCACCGTTTAATGGTGGTCAAACAAGTTACGGAATCGCAAGTGAATTAAGTGCAAACATATTCACAGGTGACGCAGTTGAATTGCATACTGACGGTACAATTACCGTTGGAGCAGCAGCAGCAACTAACTTAGTTGGCGTATTTAACGGATGTTTTTTCACTAACTCTGCAGGGGAACCTACATTCTCAAAACATTGGCCTGCTAGCACAGTAGCAACTGACGCAGTAGGCTTTGTAATCGACAATCCAAACGTAATCTATGAAGCTCAAGAAGATAGCACAAATATTGGAGCCTCATGGCCTGCCAATAGAGGTGCTAACGCTGACCTAGTTTCTACTCACGCAGGTAGTACAACTACAGGTCGTTCAAAGCAAGAGCTAGACTCAAGTTCAATTACTGCTGCAACAGCACAGTTTAGAGTTATAGATCAATGTACGGATGAAATAAACAATGACACAGCAAGTGCAAATGGTAATTAC